TTCTTTAGAAGCAGAGAATAACCATATAGTAAAGGGCTTATCTCGCCATGTGTTGAATAAGCATTGATGTAGCATAACCATTCTCAATGTAGTGGATTTACTATGGTCACGTGGAGCAATAATACAAACACGGTGGACTTGCGAATCACCCCTGTCTCTATATAGTTTATCCCATTCTGCTATATGGTCGCCCCAAATATACCCTACCCATTCATAAAAATGCTTAAAGTCTGTTCTTGACCGTTCTATGTTGAAGCCTCTTAGAATATCACTCATACTTTACACCTCCGCTTATGCCACAAACCGGACATAGCCCTAATGTATCTAAAAATATGTCATGGTCCATATAAGGGGCGGAGATAGAGTTCTCTCCGCAGTATTCACAATAAATCACGTTCATTCCTCAAGAACGGGTTTGAACATACTTCCTATCATACCTTCTTCACGGTCAATCAAATGAGCAGACATTCCGGCTTGTGAAAGATAACCTTTTCTGAAATGCCAACGGTCATGACCGGATAATGACGGTAATTGAATACAAAATGCACCACCATGTTCTTTTAGTGCTTGATGGTGAAGATGACCTGTGAACCAAACACGGTATCTGCATTGACCCCACTTTTCCCATTCTTCACGAGCCATAGTGCTAGGTAATGCGTTTGCTCGAACACCATCACCATGAGTAAAGCCTAGAAGCGTATTCCCATACACAACATACTGCCTATTCATGTTAGGGTCAAGAATTACTTCACAATCTTCACAATCTTTGTATGTTGCCTTAAGATAAAGCCCTAATGCTAAAGTAGAGTGCATATCGTGATTACCTGCCATGAAAACAATCTTAACAGGGGCAACACTTCTTAACATATCAATATGCTCCCTTGCTAATTCGCAACCATCTAAGAGAATCTGTGCCGGACTTCCGTACCTATCCTGAGCAGTACCTTTTGTTGTTGTACCTAAATCATTATCCACATGAAACCAATCAGACCCTGCTGCAACGATTATTTTTTCAGGAGCTCCGGGTAGGCGTGATGTTAAGGCACTAGTCGCTTCGTGAAGTCTTTTTCGTGCTTCATCAAAGTCATATCTTTCACCGACTTCATCTTCCCAACCATATTTACCATAGTGAAGGTCTGTTGGGGATATAACAAGTGCATAAGGCTTAGTTTTTCCAATACTTAACTTTTTGATTGCTCTATTTTTAGGATGGTGTATTCTTAGGTGTTCTATGAACGAATCTTCAAAGTTTCTCCATTTATTCGCATCTTTTTGAATCTCATCCCATTTTTTCTTTTCATAACTTAAATGTAGTGACCTTCTTCTTCGTAATAACAAATCATCCACTAAATCATCAACAGAGTCAGCCATAACTAATTCTTCATCGGTAAAGGGGTCCATGTCGTGAGTCCAACCATAGATACGCCTATACTCATCAAACCACATTCTAGGAATCTGAAAATCCCTAGATATTTGCCCTACGCTTGATGCTTTTGTTACCATATTACTATATGCTGCTTTCATAGCCCTGTGAACGTCTCCACTTACAGTAATTGGCTTATTACCTGCTGCTTTGATAAAAGTAACGTACACATCAGTCTCAGAATTGTAATAATAAGGCTCATCAGAAATCCACGTTGCATCTGCGTCATCAAGATTCAATTCCCCATCAGTAAAAGGGTCTGTCTGCGGTGATTGTTCGGGATAAAACTTTCTGAATCGTGAAACTGTGGCCTTCCAAGAATCAACCGTTCTAGGACCTTCTCCATTTTCAACATAGTGTATATTATGTAAATATCTAGCAAACTGAGCATCAGTACCAGTCCACTTATCTAAATGTGGTACTATTCTCTTAATTGTGTGTTCTCGAAGTGCCTTACGTCTTTCTGCCATGAGATAAGCCACCATATAACCCATACTTAAGTATATCGCCTAACGGAAGCCTTTTAACACCGTTGGCCTATCGAACAGGGTATGGCTGAACGTAGGTTTTTCGATTTTTTACGTCGAACAGCATCAGAGAGCACTACAGAAAACGACAAGAAGCCAGTCGAGCGTGTAGGCATATCACAAGGCTTATCTTTTGCCCAAGTTGCAGGTTTGGCGGATATTTTTGAAGATACAGGTCCACTTAGAGACCATAAGAAGGCATTTAGAAGAACAAAGTATGATGATGAGTTTGATTTGTATGATGAAATGTTAAAACTAGACCCTGAGTTGAATGGTGCGGTCCGTTCAGTAAGCCTGACCGCTAATAATTGGGAAATTGATTATTCCAAAGGAAAAAACAGGAAAATAAGAAATGCTATCCAAGATTTTGTTTATACAATTGATTTTGACGACATTCTTATCAATATGCTGCGTAACCTTATGGTTTATGGTAATGATATGAATAAGTTAGTAGGAAAAACAGGAGTAGGCATCACAGAAGTTCAGTCGCTTCCTATCCACCAAATGACCATTAAAGACGATAGGGGTATAGAGCCTCCATCAGTAACTAGGGAATCACCAATCATAGATGCTAAGGTCTATATGTTACAAGAGCAAGGTACTTACCCACAATCGTTCCCTTCTGACGAAATATGGCATACCCGTATAGATTATAGAAGCAATTGGTTTCAAGACAGGCTAGGTCGTTGGTCATACGGCATTTGGGGTGGGTCAAGGTTTTCAAGCCTTAAGCAACCCATTCGAGCCAAGTATAACATGATAAATAATAGAATTGCCTTAGAAGAAGCACTTACAAAGCAATACATAACAATTGATGCTGCTTCGGTCGAACATATAACAGACCCCGATGAACAGCAAGAAAGACTAACTTATATTATGACACAAGTTGCAGAATTACTAGAAGGTCTGCGTGGCGACCAAATACCAATCTTACCTTCCTATGTTGAAATGCACCACGTTGATTTGAAAAATACAATCCCCGACCCAACAGCATTCCTAGATATTGTAAATGGTGATATTTCAGCAGTTTTACAAGTACCTAGAGTAGCAGCAGGGCAAGAAAGGGGCTCAACCTTCGCAGCAACATATTCTGCTTCTATGTGGAGTATAAATGCTATCAGAAGGCTTCAAGCGGTAGCGATAGAATCATGCTGCCATCTCTTTTTGAACCATCTTGAATTATTAGGTATAGCCGCTAAGAAAGAGGATTTACCTATTATGACTTTCAAACCAATAGAAGAAGAATCAAGGGGTGAATCAATGAAAAGAGCAACTACCGGATATACTATGGGTATAATGACTAAGAATGAGGCGAGAGACATATTACATATGGAAAAGGTTAAGGGAGGCGAGGACTTTAAGCCTGAGCCAGAGATAGCACCGAAAGGTCCTAATCCTCGTGATAAAACACTCAAACAAGATAAAGAGGTGACCGAATAATGGCATACAAAAAGAAGAAAATAAGTAAGAAAAAGAAAAAGGGGTATTAATTATGACCTGCGAATGTGAAAATGAATGTCAAGAATTAAATGGCTGTAAAGAAAAAGAAACTGCTAGTGCTTCTAGGGCCGGTGCTGCGAGAGTCTTCAGTGTTTCTACTAAACTAACAGTAGACCACACTAAGATGTATGTTAATGCAACAACAGGCGAGACAGTTGTACTAATCACAGGTACAGCATTTCATAGCGGAGCAAATAAGAATAATTGGGAATTAGGTTCTGATGCAGGTATGAGCGTTGCTCAACAACTAAAGGGAGCAGACTTAACATTAAATCATCCTAAAGCGAACGGTGCAGGGTTTTCAAGAAATATGGATGGTGGCGTTGATGAGGCTACTGTTGGCATAGTAACTAAGGCAGAGTTTGTCTACGCAACTGATTCTTCCGATGACCCCGACGGTTATTGGAAAGTCCAGTATGAAGCAGAGGTTCATAGAAGTGAATTATTTGAAGCACTAGAAACAGGCTTATGGTTAAGACCGGAATACGGTGTATCTATTGGAGGGTATGGAATCCCCACAGAATATAACGAAGAAACAGGATATGCTATGTTCGCAAGCGAGTTCACATTAGACCATTTGGCTATTGTTCATAGACCTGCTTATCCTGATGCAACAATTGACACAGCAACGGTAGTTAATGTTGAAAAACGGGCTGAGCCAAA